TAGCGGAAGCGCCGTCCTGATGCTCGTGGATAACGCTGCCCATGTAGCCAGTTAGGAGCCAGTCGAAACCGACACCGGGTATTCTTGTCAACTCAGTCTCTTGGAATCCAGCACCGTTGTAGGTGAAGAACTCAGCAGTCTCAGCACCGGGAACCAATAGTAGCCCATCGTTGCCAAGAGCGCCTGACGCTCCGAAGTCACGGGTGTAGTAGATTTTTAGGTTTGCTATTCTTGCTAGGTGGTCGCCAAGGGACTCGACAACGTTTCCGTATAGAGTCGTGTTGAGGATGGCGCTTCTCTTGTCAGCAGGGAGGACTAGAGCGAGTGGCTCGTTGCCCGACACCTTTGCGTTAGCGAAGATGTCGTCCATAGCACCGAGGATGTCTCCCTCTTCATCAGCGGAACCGCTTCCGAACACAGCCGTAGCAGCCACAGAGTTGTCTGCGCCGCCAGCAAGCGTGCTTAGGATGTGGTTGTCAATCTTGTCAGCGCGAGCGCGAACTATAGCCAACTGCTGCCTGTCGATGTTCTCAAAGGACTCGCCTCGTAGCCTTACAGCGTCGAGGAAAGTGCATCGGCCCTGTCCCTTCTCCAACTTGGTGCTGTAGTTAGCCGTGCCAAGGTGGGTTGGGTCAGTGATGGCGATGTCATCGAGTGGGTAGGAGAAAGTTCCTACAACACCCGTGTACCATGTGAACGATAGCCAAGGAACGCTTCGGACACCAACGAGGTCGGTGGCGATAGCGATTGTGTTTGACTGTAGTTGGATGAAATCTCTCAAGGTCTGCTCAAGGACTGCATCGCCGGGAGCGAATGGTCCTGCTGCTGCTTCTACGTTTAGTATCTGTTCTAGTGTCTGATTCATACTTTTCATCTCCTTAAATTATCCTTAACCTATTCAGGCTATTGCTGCCCCCGCAGTCATTACAGGGATAAGAGTTCCGGCGGCTACAGACGCATCGCCTTCACCGACGTAAAGGCCGAGAGCCTTGGATGAGTGGTCGTTGCTGTCGATAACCTGTCCAGAAGCACCGACGTAAACAGTTAGTCCTGTCGTGTAAGTCTGTGAAGCCTCGGACTGAACCATAAGCATTCCACCGAGCGGGTAGTAAGCGACTGTTGCACCGGATGTCTCTAGTGTTCCATCTTCGCCTCTTGACGACTCACCTGCGGAAACTCCTATTGCGATTTCTCCGTCAGCACATAGGTCTAGCGTGTTGCTCGTGCCGTCATGCACGAGTAGTAGTCCTTTGCCACTAACAGTCGTGCTTGCTTTCAGTGTTGCGTTTCGTGGGTCGGCTCCTTCTCCGTACATTTCAAATCATCTCCTTCATTGCATCGTAGGATGGCGCACTCATTCTGCTGCGCTCATCTGCTGCAAGTGTCTTGTTCCAAGCGGATGCCCAAGCATTCCAAGCCTTGGAGTATATTTTCTCGTTGTTGCTGACGAGTTTGCCGTTGAGGTAGTTGGAAACCATAGGGGCCTCTTCCTCACCGGGGATGGAAGCCGATACTGGCTTCTCGACCGACTCAACGGGAGTCATCTCGACTGGGGTTGGCTCCGGGTGGGAGGCTTCCCATGACGCGATGAGCGTTTCAAGGGTTGGGGTCGATAGGTCATCGTGACCTGACATTCCGAGTTCTGAAGCCTTCTCAACGAGGACCATTCTCTCGGCCTCGACACGAGCGGCTGCTTCTGCCTCGTATTCTGCAATTCGGCTGTTAGCGAGGACAAGTTCTGCTTGTAGTGCTTCCATTGCCTCGGTGTTTTCAATTATTGTTTCTTCGGTCATAGCAATCACCATTGGGTTAATATTCTCAGCAGGAGTTGAATGACTTATAATATTTTGCTCGGATTTGGATGAAATCACTGGTGCTTCCTCTAATTCCTTCTTCACCACTGTCTCAACATTGGCTCTATCGTATGCCGGCCTCTTGACAAGAGCAAGGTGGTCGAAAGTAAAGTCTTCGCCAAAGACGAGTCCATTCTCGTCAGCCGATACGGGAATACCCGAACCGCCTATAGAGACTCCATAACCTTCTTGCTTCCAAAGGCCGTCCTCCATAGAGGCGAACAGTTCTTCGCGTGTAACGTGTGCGACGTATCTTACATCGTAGCCAGCGTTGGTTGTTAGGAAGGTTGCACTGACGATGTAACCTACGTTTGATTCTTCAAGACCCTCCATGTTGCGCGTGAAGCCCGCACCATGCTCGTTAGCCTTGGGGTGCATGAGAGTTAAATCTGCTCCCTGCATTTGGTCAACCACTGACTTTGCGCCAGCAGGTGTGAGCGACCACTTGTTCTTGTTCATTCCTTGGTGGAAAGCAATACCGCGTATCTCGTAGACGGTTTTACCTGTCTCGGCCATGACCTTTGCCTCGACCTCTTCTATGTCTATCTCCAACGTGACAGCGACCTTGACGCACTTACCGTCCTTCTTTTCGTAGCCGGGGTCACAGGAACTTGTCTTCTTGTAATCGTAGGAAGCCTCTTCCTCTTCCTTCTTGTTCTTCTTCATGTAGTAACTCTCAACCTCAACATCCTTGCCCTTGTTCTTGCTCATGTATTCCTCATGAGTTCCGCAGGGCATGAACACGGTCTTTCCGTTCTCATCATGCTGGTGTATTTTGTCACAGCCCATCTTCTTTGCCTGTTCCATTGCCTCACCGGGGTTGTCATAGACACCACGCCTCAACATATCAGCACGTACATCGGAAGCGCATACGCATTCTCCCTCACAATCACATTCATCAGCACAGCCACATCCACACGGTTCTTCCATTGCTTCCACCTTCTTTCCACCGCGCCATTGTCTGCATGACCAGTACCGAGCCTTATGCTTCGGGCCGGGGTTGTCACAGTTATGACGGGAACGGAAGTTTTTCCTTCTCTGAGGGTCGTCGCGCTTTATCTCCATGTTGGGGTCGCCAAATCTCACCAAAACAACATTGCCGCTGTCATTTTTAGTATATACTCCAAATTTCTTATTAGCACCGGGAGTGCGGAAAGGCTTGTTAAGTGTAACATTACGACCTTGATACTCTGCTGCGGTGACATCCGTGTCACCCCAATCTTCGTATGCAACTTGCTCTCCACCGCAACCGCATCCGCACGACATGAAGACCAAAGAAAAATAGTGACTTATTAATCCTTCTTACCGCTACCCTTCTTTGGGTGTCCTCTCGGCAAAAGGTCGTTATCTTGAACGTATTTAGGGTTGGACGGCCTACCTGAGCGCACAAGTTTGAGGAATGCGTTGACTCTTGCCATCGACCAAGCAGCCCTGCTGATTCCGGGTCTGTGGGAAGTGGAGTATGCGCCCGCACCTCTCCTGTAAACCGCTTTGAGCATACCGAGTGTGACCTTGCGACCTGACTTCTCATTGTGTGCTTTTACCTTATTTTTAAGTGAGGTAGTGACGCTCTCGGAGAAAGTCACCTTACCACCGGGCTTGGCAGACCCCGGCTTGTTCTTGGGGCTACCCTTGATTCTGTCTTTCTTGGGCGCAGGGGTTGACCTCTCATCAGCCGTCTTGTCTGCGTAACTCAAGCAGACTGCGTACCTTTGCTCACGCTCAGGAAACTCACGGTTCATCTTCGTGTCGGCCATGCACCTGTTGATAAAGGCGGCTCGGTTCTCATCGCTTCTTCTTGTAGGCAATCACTTCACCATCCAATCTGCCGGGTCGGGGAAGTTATCGAAGGCGTCATTGGCGTTGTCGTGGTTCTGCGGCAAGTCTCTTAGAGCCTGTCTAAACGTATTCAATGCTGTCTGCTGCTCGCTTGTCAACTGCGCCCACCTGTCGGATAGATACCATGTGTCAGTCTTCTTTAACAAGTATGTTCTTTCCGGTAGTATCTCAGACCAAGTTGCATCGAATGTGCTTGCCACCCATGAACCGTCAGCCTGTTGCGTCATTAACTTTCTCTTTGTCATTCAATCACCTCATGAGTATGATATACCTATCCTCGGCACATAACTCGGCTCTCCTGTGCCGGTGTATGCGGTGGACGATGATAGTGTCGGAAAGACCCCGTTGGTCTGACCTGAAAGTCGAATAATTTGTTGGTTGCCACCAGCCGACCAATTCACTGAAGTAACACCTCTTGGAACTGTGAAAGTGCCACCTCTTGATACGTCTGTGACTCGTAAGTTAGTTCTGTCGTTTTGTCCAAACGTAGCAAAGTAAAGTATGTCTCCCTTGGTGACACCTGAAACGCTTATGGTGGGAGAGTAACTTGTATTGGCGGAGGTGCTTATAGTAGTGCTGAATGCAGCGGCTCCGTTGGGGAATCCGTTGGCGTCCGACTTGTATAGACCGATGTGCAGGTCATCACCAGCCGATGGACCTGTTCTCAGTTGAAGCCCGTTTATGGTTCCCGTTTTTGCTGCTATGCAGGGCCATAGGAAAATAATCGTTGTCCCAACGCTGTCATTCCACAAGTTGCTTGTTGTACTATAACCGGATTGACCTGATGCTAGTAGGGGATATACGGTTATTACTCCCCCTGCTGCGTCGAAAAGAGGGACTGCAAGTTGAGGTGTGTGGTTGATTTGACTACTGCCTCCACCGCTTTGAGCGACCCAATCAAGGTTTCCCGAACCATCTGTCTTGAGAACCTCGTTTGCCGCACCGTCATCGTCGGGAAGGGTTAGTGTGTATGAGGCTGCTGCGGAATGCGGTGGACCCTTGATGACTATGCCATGAGAGTTTTGCTCGCAGTTAAGAATAAACTGACCAGCACCCTTTGTTGCGTTGCCCTTGAAGACAACCTTGCCCGTTCCGTTTGGATTTAACTCTATGTTTCCATTGGCAGTAGAAACGACAGCGTTTCCATTGACATCC